AGTGCTTCTGTAGTAGCAAAAGGAACTGGACTAACTCCGACAAGAGTTAAATCGCTTGGGTCATACACCTGCTCTTCCAGAACATCTTCATAGAAGTATAGAACTTCCCAATCCTGTTTGATGTTTTCAGATTGAAAGATACCAGCATCTTTAGAGATTCTGCGTAGCGCTTTACGATACAACATACTGTCAGGTCTAAAGCATATCCACACGACGTTCATAGGAAGAACCATATTAATAGGCTCTCCCTGCGCACATACAATAGCGTATGTGCGATTAGTTGAAACGTCGGTATGTCGCATAACAATAGGCGTATCTTCTGATTGCTCATTGATGCCCGACAACTTCTCTAAGTTAGAGATAAGTTGTTCGAGCCTATATTCCATACCCATAACATTTACCTTATAGTGTTGCGCGTGAACCAGTTGGATTCACATTGAACGTTACGTGAATACGCTTAGCCGCGATAACAGGGTCCATTACCATATCTAGAACTAAATCACCGTTGGCGATTGTATCATTAGTGTTGTTTCGTTCATCACAAATGTTCTGATACTCGTAAACACCACGACCTAAACGAATAGGCTCTAGAATTGAATCAGCGATACCACGAATTCTATCACGTAACAACTGATCGTTTGGACGGAACACACCGCGCAATGCTGAACGCTGTGCAGTTTTAAGAACGTAGTTTACTAGGCGAACAACGTTAACATACTGGAATGCAGTTGCATCTTTCTGTGTAGTTTGTTGACCCCAAATAACGTAACCGCCACCCCGAGGCATTTTGCGAATTGGATTGATTTGAGCCATATCCAATGCATCACGCGCACCTTGGTCATAGTGAACACGAGTACCTAAAACTTCAAGAGTACCTAGTTCAATACCAGCAGGGGCAAACCACAACGCACGGTTGTTATCCGCTTTCGCAAACGATGCAGCTACGTAACCACTAGGCGGTACAAACAACTCTAAGTCATTAACCGCATCGTACACGAGAACATCACTTCCGTAAATAGCACTAGCGCGGCTAGACATATTAAGAATGTTGTTCTTGTAATTAATCGCGTCTGCTACTTCTTGCTGATCACTAGGTAAGTCTAGGATTGCAACGCTATCTCCACGGCCTAAAGAAATTTCATTTAGTGCGTGGTGAACAGTGTGGTGAGTATAGCCGCAGTTAACAAGAATATCGATATCAACTTCTTCTGGGTCGCTGTAATGTTCTTGCCAAGCTTCGATGATTTGATCGTTAGTTACTGGAAGACCGTCGCTACCACCGTCTAGTATAATACTAGCTTTAGACACGATTTGGAATTCAGAACACAGGTCATTGTTCTTAACGCGAATAAGTTTAGACTTCTTGTTAATAACATCTTCGATGAATAGCTGATTGCCTTCTTCATCAACTTCATGATGACGAGTAACAAGAAACGATTCATCAGGTCGAGTCTGACCTGTAGCTTTAGCAGCAAACACATCTACGTAGAAGTGTAATGGGTTGTGACCGTTACCACGAATAGCAACACCTGCAGGGTTAGATGGACGTACTTGAACTACGATACCATTGTTCCATTCACCTGGATCAGCAGCACAAAAGTACGCTACCAAGTTAGAAACGCCTGGAGTTGTTGGGGTAAAGCCAAGTGTATTAAGAGGGTCTTCGATGCCTTCTGGATCATTCGTTGTTTGATTAGTCCAGTTACTCATTGCCAACTGAGGGTTCTGAGCGTTAACATCGTCAACTGTAAGGTAAGTACCAGCCGTCAAAGCTTTGTTAACTACGCGAGTTACATAGCACATGCTAGACTGGTAAAGGAAAGGTTCAACTGAATAGTACATATAACCGAATTCAGGACCGCCAGCACCAAATAGTGCTTTGTAGTCTGCGAAATCAGTTACCGATGTACGTTCACCTACAGGGCCGCGTGGTGCGCCGCCAACAAATGCTGCAATAGAGCTTGGAGCATTTGCAGGGCGTTCACTTAAATCTTTGATATAAGTGTATACCCCGTAAGCTGGATTAGATGGATTTATGATAGACATAATTACTCCCTAAAAGGACTATATAAAGGCTGAATTTCACAGCAATCTTTATATAAAATTATAAAACTTTAAGAGAGTAAGTAAACCGTTATTCAAAGAAATCGAAAGAAGAATCAGGCTCAGCAGGATTGGGTATATCCATTTCTACATCAAATTCGAAATATCCACCTTTTAAGTCTTTAATCTTTCTTTCATATTCTTTGATTTTGTTTTTATAGAACTGAATTGTTTCTTTAAGAATAGAGCGATACAAGCCAGAAGCAGGCACTGAACCGTTTTGAAGATACATAGTAATAACAAAATAGAATTCATCTTGTTTAAATTCCAATATCTCATATTCTACATTTTTCAATTCTGTTTGAAGAGAGATAACCCTAGCTTCAAGTTCTTCGTATGCAGTAAGTTCCGCAGGTTGTAGTCGGCGAGCTTCTGCAATAGCTTTTGCTCTATCCGACTTATTCTTAACACGCTCCCATATTTGTTCAAGAGCATGTATGTCTAAAACTGAGTATGCACCTTTAGCTTCATAGTAGTAATCAACTAGAGGGCTGTTCGGGTCAATTTTATCTGGATGGGTTCTGTTAGATATCTTATAGAACAGTTTCTTACAAAGCTTTTTAACTTTTGAGTTAGGCTTATGAACTACATCATCCAGTTTATCAATATCTTTTTGATATTCTTCGCGCTTACGACTTCTACGTCTATCAGTATCAGAAGCAACCTGTAACTCCCTGAGAAGTCTTTCAAACTCGTCGTAAGTGTCCATGTAAATTGCTTTGAAGCGTTCAGAAGTTTCAATGTCTTCTGTACTGTAGGGTGTAACCGCTTCTACTACTTCTGTTTTAATTGAAGATAGCTTTTCCAATTCATCATAAGCTTTATCTATTTTGAGTTTAAGAGTTGCTTCATCCAGACCGTTAAAGTCTTTAGGAACATATACAACAGGAAGAGTCACATTAGTCTCCAATATAGTTAAAGGAGGGAAAACCCCTCCTAATCAATTTAAGCAGTCTAGCGATTAAGCTGACCGATATCTTTCGACAGCAAAACGCTTATGTCTTCTGGTACTTCGTTTCGTACATGCAGATGCTTTCGCAACCAAGCAAGGTTTGCACCGTGCTTATCTACAACTCTACGATTACTAGGTATGTCTAATTTTTTGTTTTGTAAGAATACGTTTAGACGTTCCAGCTCACTCATTGATTTATTTTCCTTTTTCCTTGTAGTGTAGTTCTACTGTGTTAGAAGATACTGCAACGGGGTACACCTCTTCTAGTTCAACAGTAGACTCGATTAAGGTAACATTATTGATACCTGTAATTATACCCTCACCTGCGTAAACAGATATAGGCAAATCTTGTTTGGCAAGAACTTTCCAAGCTTCTAGAACTTTAAACACTTCTTTAGACGTATCGAGATAAGAAATCTTTATAGTGCGGTCTCTATATGAAACAGAAGAGTGAGCAATAATATCAATGCTCGTATAACCTAAAGAACTTGACAAGTACGCTGGAAGTTCAGCAGTAATAATAGCACCGTCTTTAATCTTACTTTCACGAATGCGTGTAACTAACGAAAAGTATTCTGACAATGCGACAGACGGAGTTTCATCTGAATACATACTATAGAGGTGATCTACAAGATCTGGAATGTCCATTTTAAGTTTAGACTGAATGAGTTCAAACTCTTTTGAACTACTGCGTTTAGACAACATGGTTTCCATGCTATTCTTCCAAGCCTGCTCTTTAGTTCCTAGATTAGACTCGATTACTTCTTTTGCAGTTGCACCACCGTAAATGCCTTCGGATTTAAAGTAAGAAACCGCAATGTCTGGAACATCACTATGAGAGCCACCATCGACTTGTACTTTACGAGCCTCTGCCATAGCTTCGTTAATCCAAAGACGTTCGTACTCTTCGGGAGTTACGTAGTCTTTAATAGGTAGAGGGCTACGCATACTGTGAACATATCTGTAGTAGTAAACGCCAAAAGGTTTAATACGATGTTCGTGTATCTGCTTACTAGCTAAATCAAAAGAAAAGAAGTCCAAACCGAATAGACCTGCTCTTGCTTTGTAAAAGACGTTTACTTTTTTCATTATATATCCAAATTTATAGAACCAATCTTATTCTGAGGACCTATACGTATCGCATGATTCAATTGCATATACAGTCTCTTGCTAAAGAACTCAACTGGGTTGTTACCTGAATGTACTACGATTCTTGGTATCTTATCGAAGTACGTTAAAATGTCTCTTAGTGTTTCTATTCTTTGAGGAGTAGAGTCATCGGTGACATTGCTTAAAATTAGAAGAGAAGGCTTCTGATCACGTATCTTATCTATATATCCGTAAGAAGTATCGGAGTACATTCTATACCAAAGTGGTTTGCTTCTGCATTTGCTTTCAGGGTCAGTATAATCAAATGTTGCACTTTCCATTACAGTTGCTGCAAAACACTTAGCGCGTAAATCAGATGGATAACTATTTACACAGGTTATAGTAGGTTCAGATAGAGGGTCAGATATTAACTTCTTCGCGGAATTTAACTGCTGCGCTACTGAGATAATACTAGACTTTATATCTTCACGTATTAC